TCTTTTGGCAAATTCTTTTTAATTTGTCCTTAAACCAATCTTCCGTGTCAATTAGGTTGTTTGCTTGTTTGATATTGTGAATTGCGGTGGTATGGTCTTTAGTGCCGGTGTATGCGCTTATCTCTTTAAGGTTCAATTTAGTATACCTTCTCAGTAAGTAAGCAGCAGCCTTGCGACCAAAGGTAGTTCTTAATGATCTATCCCTTCTTGATATATCGCATTCAAATACCTCTTCAACTAATTTAACGATGCTTCTCGCACCTATATCCGCACCCAAAGGCTCGTTGTCTTCTAAGCCTAACAACCCTAACTGCGACATCATTTCGTGCAATTTAACGTGGGTATTACGTTGAGCATAGTATAATTCCTTTAGTTGTCTTATTGAAACATCTCTATTTTTAGTTAGCATAATTAAAACGGCAATCCTTCCGTATCTTCTTTAGGTTTGAAATCATTTAAATAAATCTTGTAATCTGGTTGCTTATCCTCGGTCTTGTAAGCATTAACCCACATTGAATATTTAACATCATTGATTGTAAAATTAATTACTTCTCCTTTAGTGGTTTGCTTTTTCCAAGCACCTGCACTCCATTTTTTTTGTTCCATTTTTATTTGTTTTTAATTGTTTGATTAAGTATTTCATTAAGCGCCCATTCTACCCCTTCTTTCCAAGCTTTTATTATATTTTCACCATCTGTATAATGAAATTCAAAATTATTAATTTCTTCATTACTTGGTAATTTTATTGGGTTTAATTTTTGTAATATTTCATAATACAAATAATAATCACCACTTGCAGCTAATGACATAGCATATACTAATTGTTCTTCTGTATATAGATTCATTACTTTTTAATTGAATATTTACTTACAAATTTAGGTTGTTTCTTATTACCTACGTTAATTAAATCGGACTGTATCTTATATCCTTTGCGTTTTAATTCAAAGATAACTGCCGATAATCTCAGGCTATTAAATTTCGTTAGAGCCTGGATTGGTGTCAATGTTTTGCCCGAAAGCAAGTGGTTCAAGATTTGTTGTTTCTGTGTCATTGTTATTGATTGGGGTTAAAAATACTGGTTTATCTAAAATGGTTTGATACTTATCTATAAACGCTAAAAGGTCTGAGTAAGCCTCTTCGTTATACCAAGCGTAGTGGTAAACTTCAGCTAACAATATTTGCCTTTCAAATGGTAACAGTTCTTTCATTAGCTTTTCTTAATTGTTTCTTTGATCTTGTTAAATTCCTCTAAGGTTTTGATAGCTTTGATTTTCTCGATAGCCTTATACTTTTGTTCCTGAGTAAACTTTGTCTTATCAAGTGCTTCAATTAAGAACGCCTTTTGCCCTTCGCTTACTTCGTCTTTATGCTCATTAGTAGCATCTGCATCTTTGGTATCGTCTATGGCAAACAGTCCGTTAAGTGCGTACTTTCTGGCGTAGCTACTTGCTGCTCCGGTAATTTGTGAAGCGTCCATTCCTTTTTTGTTTTCCTCTTCACGCGCTAACCCTGTACAAGTAATGTTATCTTCTCCGTTATTTAGACAAGCCGTAGCCTTTACATAAACTCGACCGCCTACTTCTATTACCTCGTCGCTTAACATTAAAGCATAGCCGTACTTATGGCAGATAGGTTTTGCAGCTTCGATTATATCTTCTGCACTTCTGTACTTGTATTTAGCAAAAGCGTTAAATTGGTTCTTAGGTGCTTTTAATTCCTGTTGTATTTTTATTAGGCTCATAATTAATAGTTTAAAGTTAAGACAATTCTTACGTTTCCTTTTCTACAAAGAAACCAATTATTTTCTTTATCATAATCAAACTCATACCCTAATACATTTAGATCATTCATTAAGGAACTTGTTACCCACCCTTGTAGTATTATGTCGCAAGATTGAACTTGTATACAATAAAATTTGTTTAAATTTATACCTAAGTTTAATAAGTTTTGTATTTGATTATCCATTGTTATTTGTTTTGAGTGTCTATTGAATAGTGTTCTAAAATTTCGATAATAGGTTCTTGTCTTTTCTTTAGGCTTAAAAAATACTCGTAAGCCTGAGAATATTCCAAGTACATACTTGCGCTATCGTATTTGTTATCTACTAAAGTGTAGTAGAAAATTGTGCCGTCTGGCTTAGTTTCTTTTACAAATTCAATCTTCATATAATTCGTTTTTTAAAAGTTCAAGTTCTGCATTGTTTTCAACCCAACGAGTGAAGGTGTAATCATCATCTTCGTAATCGTAGTTTTTAGGCAGTAATTTTGGATCATACGGGTTTTGTGTACTGCTCCCGTCTTGCAGTAAGATAGTGCCAAATCTCTCGAATTGGAACTTCTGGTAGTTGGTTAAATGTGTCATTTGTGTTTTGTTTCAACAAATATACTACAATTAACAATACAAAGTGTAAAATTATATAAATTATTTTTGCAACAATGATGCAAATAATGGGTTTTACATAGGACAAAAACACGTATTAATGTGCATTTTATAGCACATTATGTCAAAAAATAGTATGTAATGATGGTAATTACCGACTTAATTGCACTTTATATTGTGCAGTTTATTACCAATTATGTACGCCAGAACGTACAAAGTCGGAAGTAAAATGCAGCCAAAAGTAGTAGTTTTACTACCTTTTATAGTAACTTTTGGAAGTAAAGTTTGTCAGAACCCCCGTATGAATACTCCGGTAGGTATAGCTTGAAGCCGCAATCTATAAGGTTATTAGCTGAAGGGAAGTTGTCTAAGGTAGTGTAAGTAATAGCTATATGGCAAAAAGTAGATGCAGCCTTTAACCTGGTCTTAATCATTCGTCTTTGTATGCCCTGCCCTCTATGTGATTTCTTAACCCACGCCCTGTTAAAAATGCAAATGCCTTTAGAATAAATTGATCCGCAATAAGCAACTATTTCGCCTTCGTCAAGCATAACCCACCACTCCCGGTTAAACTGGAACTCGTCAGCGCAACCCTTAAAGTTTGGGTTCGTGTAATCTAATTCCCTAAGTTGCTCGTAGGTTTCACGATCTAAAATATTTCCGAAGCTAAATATCTTTTTGAGGCGCATTGTGTATAGTTTCAAGTTTAGTCAAATACAGGATTGCATCTTGTAATTCTTGCTTCAAATGTGTTATCCATTCGCCTGTAGATAAATCTTCACGATCCATTGTGCAGTTGTACTTCTTTTTACCTACTTGCTCACGGCTGCGCATATCTTCAATAACTAAGCTAAGTATTTTACTATCCATTTATTTGTCTGTTTTGCTATGTATCTTAAAACAAGTTTTACACTTGTATTGTATTTTCTTTACTCCGGTTGCGGTTGTTCTACGAAGTGAAATAATTAGATCGTCGCTCCCACATTCAGGGCAAGAGCCTCGGTCTTGTCCGAAGATAACTCCGTAATGTGTTTTTGGTTCTATGTGGTTTTTAAGTGCGTTAAATACTTGCTCTAATAAAACTACGTCCTTCTGGCAGTACTTAATCATTTTAGCCATAGCCACTTTGTCCTTATGCAGAACAATGTCTTTCCATAAACTATATTCGGTTTTGATCTTAGTGCCAATACCTAAATAATCAGCTATGTAATTAAGTTTGTTGCTATTAAATCTAAACTTTTGTCTTGCTACTTTTAGCGTGTCGATAGTAACGTAAGAAGGGAACATCTCTATTTTATGAAATAAGCACCTGGTTCTTATCCACGCTAAGTCGAACTTATCGCCATTGTGTCCTACTAACTCCGAAGCCGTGTTTGCTACTTCAATAAACTTTTGCAGCATACGTTTGTCATTCTGTTTACTATCCCATTCCAAATGGTAAACTTCTTTTTCGTCTTCCCACTTGTAGCAGATGCAAATAATGGCACGTTCTTGAATTATGCTATCCGGTGTGATGTTTAACTTATATCCGGCACTCCAGAAAAAGCCAACGTTAGGCGAGGTTTCAATGTCAAAGAATAGGCGTTTGCGTTTTGATTTTAGCATTGTTTATTTTTGGCTGAATTTATCTATAGTTGTAGTACCCATAGCAGCTATGCAAATAACCATTACGGCATCTACAAGCTTATCCGAAGGGGCAATCTCTTGATGTGTAAAGCTATTAGCTAATAAGGTAATGCAGATAAATAAAGCCGATAGTAAAGCAATTACTCGCTTTGTAGATACCGAACCCCTTTCGTCTGCTAATAAATTGGCTAACCATTTCATAGTATATATTTTATTTTAGTAAAGAATTGAATAAAGCAAATTTTGTTAATCTGTCTTCAAGTCCGTGAGTTCCCCCATTGATGCGCTTTGTAAGAGCAATAACATCTTCTTTGTCAGCACCGCCATCGCAAATTTTCCATAGATTGTTTCTCTCAAAAAAGAATGCAGCCGACATCAAAGGGTATTTTGTAGCAACTAAATCTGGGTTAGCTAAAATATCATCTGCAACCGATTTGTCAAACTGGGTGTAATTATCTTTGCCTGTTAATTGAATATAGCCACGACCTCTAAATTTCCACCCGTCCCCACTTGCTTCGTCTCCGTTACCCATTCTTGAACTGTAAACCCTATTGGCTATCTTCTCAGGCTTTCTTTCAAAAGCAAGTGCAGAAGCATCGTCTTTAAAATACTTGCCAAAAATAGACCTTAGACCTTTAGCACTATAGTTAAGATTTTCCGTAAATACTTTGAAGTTTCCGCTTTCGTGTGCGCATTGAGATAAAAAATGTGCTAACCTAATATTACTATTCAAGCCAAACTTTGCTTCAATATCTGGTATTTGTTCTAATACATTTGCAGGTATCTTTGTCTTAATTGCTTCTAAATTCATTTTAATTTATTTGAGAGTATAAAAATAATGTTAGCATAGCGAATAGAACTGAGTTAAGCCTGTGAAGTTTTATTTCAAAATCTACTGCTTTTTCGTATTGCTCATAAACCGCTATGTTTTTATAGTACCTATTGCGATAATCGTTTAACGTATCGTTTACTATTTTATTGCGTTGGGTAAGGGTATCTTTTAAAGTAAGTAAGTCAATGCGAAGGCTATCCCTTGTTTTGATGTTTGCCCTTAGTAAGCTATCAATACGGGCTTCTCTTAATGTAACTAAATTGCTCACGCTATCAAACGCAGCGTTTATCTTTTCGCCTTCTGCTTTACTAATAACAATCTTATCTTCGCCACCTATCTTCTTAACGTATTGGGCGAAGCTGAAACTTGGTGCTATTAGTATCAACAGAATTAGCGGAGTCCAATTTAGCCTTAACTTCATTTAGTTCCGTTTTTAATTCTTTTACTTCTTGCTTTAAAGTAACAATAGTTTTTACTGTCTTAGTAATTACCTTCTTGTTATCCTCAGATGCCACACCCTGCACCGCTTCACTTTGCACCTGGCTTTCTTTTACTTTGTCTTGCAACTCTTTGATTTTATTATCGGTTTTAGTTCCGCAACCTATCAAAGCAACCAGTAATAAATAGCGCATTACTTAAAGCTTTTAAGTGCCTTAAGGTCTACTGCCATTTCCAAACGAGCCGTACTTGCTGCGTTGCTGCTATCACTTTTGCGCACCATTTCGTACAAAGCACCTATCTTTTCGTCCTGCTTATTGTTGTTCTTTGCGTTGTCAATATAGAGGTAACTAATACCGCAAATACATAAAAATAGCATACCAACCACGGGGTTCTTGCTAAACTCTTTGAATGAAATCGGTAACGGGTTAGTCGATACGTTTACGCTTCTTGCTGCTTTTGCCATATTATTTTCTTTTCCAAAAGAATAAGATTAGCGTAATTATCAATATAAGCGCGATTAGAGCCTTATAAAATTCGCTAAAGGACTTATCCTTAGTTTTAGTTATCTTCGAAATTTGGGTACTTTCTGTGCGATTGAGAGCCATTGAGTCCGTTTTGGTCTGCTTACTATCTGTCTGCTTCTCTTTTGTACCCCTTGTATATGTCTCGGTGTACTTAGGAATTGTTATCATACTATCCTTAGTAACCCACAAAGTATCGTAGTAAGTAATGGTTTTGGTAAAATACTCTTCCTTTTCTACTATTTTAGTTACGCTATCTAAAACGACTACACGCACCGAGTCAAAGGTCTTAACTACAGTGCTATCTAAACGCTCCGATGCCTTCTTTACAGAAGCACACGAAGTAAGTAATAAGGCTAAAAGAATTAATCTCATTTAAGCTTTTTGGTCATTTTGTAATAGTATCTAATAGCCATACCACCAGAAACAATAGCCACCAAACTCGCAATCAATGTGAATAGTGGTTGAATATTTGTAATGCTAATAGTAGCGCTTACTAAAGAAACGATTGTTGATTGGTCTGCTTGGTGGTTATTTCCCATTATAATTCTTCTTCTTCTTGTTTGTTAAATTCTACGCCAGTAACCCAATCTTGTAAGAATGTAAAATCTTCTAAACCCTGGGGATTGACTACGTTAATTATTTGAAAATCAAATTCTTTATCATTTAAGGCTTCAATATCTTTAGTCAGCTTCTTGATGCCTTCTTTTGAATACTTGTAATTTCCTTTGTCATCTAATAGTAAGCAGTCCTTATCGTCTGTCTGGGCATTGTCTAAACGCAAGATTTCAACTTCTGCTTGATAATCTTCGTGATGCTTCTTAACTCGTTCATATATTTTAACAAGTTTTTTTTGCGTCTTTGTTTCAGAATTACCGATAACCGAATTAAGGTTTGCTACTAATTGTAATAGGTCTTTGTTTTTCATACGTTGTTTTTTATTTGTAAAGATATATTAAGGATTTTGGAATGGCAAAGGCAAACTTACAATTTTGGGATTGATTTGATTTTCAATCTGGCTATCTAAGTTCTCGTCTAAAGATACTTGGTCAAGTCCTGCTTCTAACCAACCGCATACCATTTCGTAGGTAACTTGGTCATAAGGTACGAAGTCCTCAGGGTTAGGAGATGGAACGCTTAAAGTACCATAAACTTCTGCAAAGTATGTTTTATCGTTTTCTACTTGCTCTGCTTGGTATCTCCAATGTATTACGCAGATAACGTCTGTTAAACCTTCTGCATCTTTGGGGTAGCTATCTAAAGTGCTTACCACCCATTTGTAAGTTGTTGCCATTTATTTATTTTTTAAAGTGTCTAATTCTTGTTTAAGTTCTTGTATTCCTTTTACTAAAAGAGGTATTAAGTTTTGATAAGCAACACTCATATATTCTGGTCCTTGCTTCACAATACCATCGAGATACTTTTTATCTTTTAATAATTCTTTTAAATCTTGAGCAATAAATCCTGTTTGAGTAGAACTGTCTTTTGAGTAAGAGCCTTTGTAATTGTATGTAACAGGCTTCATTTTATTGATTAATTCAAGGCTATTATCTAAATCTGATATGTTTTCTTTTAGCCTAAAATCAGAGCCATTTACATAAGCACCTGCACCCCATACTCCTGTTCCGTTTACTTGTAGATTATATGCACCTTGGTCAGTAGTTCCTGCTATGTAAACTTCCCCCCCAGATGTTATGCGCATACGTTCGGTAACAGAATAACTTGAATTTGTGCCACCGGTTCTAAATATGTGATTATTATTTGAAGCACTTGCAGCACCGGCAATATCGTGATAACAACCTGCTCCGTCAGTACCCATTGCAATCTCTTGTGCAGAACCTGTCTTTTTTAATATGTATGCAGTATCGCCAACATTATTACCATTTAAGGTTAATATTCTCGCCCACCCAATAGAAGATGTTGGTGTTTCACCTATACCCACATTCCCCCCACTTGTTATGCGCATACGTTCGGTAGAGTTCGTAGCAAAAAGTAATGGAGCATTTGTTACACCTGAAAGATAATTATTACCATTTTCCGCACTTAATCTCATTTGGCTTGTTCCATTATACATTAAATCTAATACTCCGCCATTTGTACCGCTAATTGATAAAGTAGTATATCCGCTAAAATTACTTGGCGATGTAGTACCTATACCTACGTTAGAAGGACCTATCCACATTACATCATTATCTGCGCCATTCTTAAATCTTGCTACATATCTACCTGCCGAAGTTCCACCACCTCTTACATAAAGACCATACCCGTTTGTAGTATCACTATTTATTACTTCAATGATGTTATCATTAACACTTGCTGATGTAAATATTTTGCCACCTGCCGTTACACTACTTGAGAATGTAGCTGCTCCTGTAGAGGCTATGGTAAGACGAGTAGTTCCACTTGTAAAAAATTTTAAAGGGATTGCACCATTTCCAATTAAATAATGCTCAGTAGATGATGTCCCCATTTCAAAATTACCACTTGAATTTCTAATCCTAAAGTATTTATCAGTGGTATTGTTAGCCCCAAAAAAACCTAATGCTCCAGTGCCTGTTGTATTTAATTCAAAAGACTCTGTAAACCTACTCGTACCACTCACATCAAGTTTATATGTATCATTAGTGTTTCCTATTGATAAATTGCCTGAAGCGTTAAGGCGCATTAACTCTCCATTTGAATTAACCCATCTAAATACACCACTTCCGCTATTGATTTGATAAGTTGAAGTTGTATTATCTGATAAGTACCAAAAGTGTTGTTGAGCACCATTGTCCATTCCTATACCATTAGATACAGAACCTACGCCACCTGTAACAATAAATAATTTAGCACTTGGAGTTGAAGTTCCTATCCCAACATTAGTACCATTATCATAAACTAAGCTATTACCTATTGTACTTGCACCTGTAAACTTAGGTAGGTAGTTAGTAGTACCTGTACCCGTTACCGGATTGGTTAAAGCGTTTTGTTTGTTGTTAAACGTAGTCCAATCGGTGCTTGATAATAAACCTTGTTGTGAACCACTTGCAGTTGCAATAGCTAAAGTAATAGTTCCACTTGTTGTAATAGGTGTTGAGCCAATAGTTACTCCGCTTGTTGCAGAAGATAAGCCTACCGATGTTACCGAACCCGTGCCGTAAGAAGTGCTATCTACACTACCATCGGCTTTTAAAAATTGTGCAGATGTACCGCCCGACTTAACTAAAGTAGTTGCGTTTAAAGTACCTATGATTGTTGCAGCATTACCCGAACCGCTTGTTTTGTTTATGTATAATCCTTCGCCACTACCACCTTTAGTAATATTTAAAGCAATACCACTACCGCTTGAATGTGTTATTCCAACTGTATCGCCACTACCAGAACTTGAAAAAGTACCTTTAGCAGCAATTAAAGTATGCGTTCCTAAATCTAAATTAGCCGTTGCGCCCGTGTAAGGAACGTAACCCGTTACACTTGGTATTTGAGAAGTAAGTGCTAAAGTTCCCGTAGCACTTGGTAGCGTGTATGTATTTGTTCCGTCCGTAATAGTGGACTCTAATCTTAACTGACCTGTAAATCTGCCCGTTCCCGTTACGTCTAACTTATATGTATTGTTAGTATTGTTAATTGATACATTACCAGAAGTATTTACCCTCATTTTTTCTGTACTACTTGTACCAATAATAGTAGCACCCGTTTGTGATATAATAACAAAGTCCCCTGCTACACCTGCCGAAACAAACTGCCCGTTAGTAGTTACAAGACCGAACTTAGCTTGGTATATAGAACCCGTTACCGCTTCGCCCATTGATACGCTCGGAGCATTACCGCTTAAACGTAAATGATTATCAGCAGTAGTATTATAAATCTCAATAGACCTTTGGGGCGTTGTAGTTCCAATACCTAAACGATTATTAGTAGCGTCCCAAAAAAAGTTATTAGTTCCCGTTACACTATTTGCTCCGTTAAAAAATGTTACTTGCCCACTTGCACCCGAACCCGAAATTAAAGAAGTAGGGAACGTAATTAAGTTACCTGCTCCGTTAATATACTGCGCACTTGTTCCTGAAAACGCTAAAGCTAAAGTTCCCGATGTTGTTAAAGGACTACCAGATACGCTTATCGCATCGCCACCTACTGTTAATGCTACGCTTGTTACAGTACCTACGGCACCGCTTGAACGTTGCCAAATAGTACCTGAATAAATCACATAATCGCCAACCGCAAAAGTAATCGGACCAGCGCCAAAGTTTACTGTTCCTGCTACGTTACAAATATAAACGTCTCCCGTGTCTCCCGTTCCGTTTGCAAGTGTAGGGGTGTTAGTCGCTGCGTTCCAAGTTCCTTTGTATTCCATAATAGAACTCGGTAGCTGACTAATAGGAACTTTACCACCACTATCCAAAGAAGCGTAACCATTACTTACACCCTTCTCACTTCTTAATTGGTAAGTATCTAATAAAGCTTGTGAAGGGAAAACTTCGGTATAAGCCGAACCACTCCATAAGTAAAGTTTCTGAGTGTCTTTAGCACAATAGATAACGTTAATATCGCCAACTGCAGGGAACCCTGCAAGGTTAGTATAAAACGAAACTGCACCGCTAAATATCGCCCCTAATTGTGCAAGTGTAATCTTCTTACTTACTCCACTAATCGGGTCGCCTATAATAGTTAAATCGGTGCTAACTGGTGCTAACTCGGTAGCTAATTGGTTAATTTTTTTGCCTATCATTCTGTATAGTTATAGATGCTCGGAACTTGGCATCTGTCATTTAAGTAAGGTAATTCCATTGTAATATCTATCTTAACTCCTGCAAGATAGTCGGGGTCGCTCTCAGTAAAGTAAGTCAAAGGTGCAGTATCGCCAATATCCCAAATCGCTTTAGGGTAACGTAACTGAGCAACAATGTCTTGACCTACTAAAGTCATATCCGATAAAACCTCGGTTTCGTTTGTCTCTTCCATTAACATTCTGTCCATAAAATAAAGGCTAAAATTATAAGTAATATTTTTAGCGTTTATAGTTGCACCTGTTAAAGTGTAGAACATAGCAGGGTAAGTAACCTCGCCATTAGACAAACGTTCCCACACATCTCCGAAATAAACAAAGTTAATTTGTTCGTGGTCGTTTCCGAGTGTTGTTATCTGCTTTGTTATTTGGTTTAACGTCAGGCTCATTCTTAATTTTTTCTAAATAAACACGCAGTTTATTTTGGTTTTTTATTGTTGTTACTTTACTCATAATTAGCAATCACTACAACCTCTATTACCTTGATAAAGTTCCTCGAAGCTTTTACCTGCGCAGCAATCAAAATCGCCTAACCAAATGCTCGTTGTATAAGCATCATTTTCAGGGTGTATTGCATCAATGCCACTTCCAGGGTTCAAGTACTCAGGATAAAGTGTAGAATATTCTTTTAGGTATTTAATCATTCTTTGCTTGTAGAACTCAGCACGGGTCTTATATCTATTAGCCACGTCAATCATATCTTGCATAGAAGGGTTCTCTGTATTCTCGCCACCTTTCCTTAACAAGCCTTTGTTATAGAACTGGTACGACAAACCCATTGGCAATTCACTAAGTACATAGTGTACCAAAGTATCTGCAATATAGTTATCTAACAATAAAACCTCATTTGCGTTTAAGTTGTTAGCCGTGATACCTGCTTGTAGTCGGTTATATAAAGCACTTCCTAAAGCCGGTAAGATAAAAATATCTTGAGCCGTTTTGATTTCAGGCAATACAAGTTTCTCGTCAACGTTAGCGTGTAAGCCAGAGCGGTCTTTAATATTCTGTACGCTTATGAATAATGTGTTTAAGCTCATCTTTTATTTTCTTTATTTTCTTTTCACGATATTGCTGCGCCACTCGTGTCTGCAACTTGGAGAATGTGTATTTGTTCCTGGCTTAGTATACCAACCGCCTCGCCTATCCCATACAGAATAGCCAAGCCTTGCACTCATTTGCTCTATATCGCTACGAGTATAAAATTTATTAGCAGTAACTAAGTATTTGCAAAAAGGTCTGCTTGTATCTAAATCGCTATCATTAAAACCTGCTTTCCACTCGTAAGTGTAACGAATTAAAATCTGCGTTGTTTGTGGCTTAATAGCTTCAACAATTTTACCAATAGGCGCAGTTAATTCTCTTTCGATAATAACATTACTATCAATTCCTTTGCCTTGCTTTACTTCGCTTGTCTTAATAAAGCCCTTCTCGATTAATAGATCAATTACACGCTTAACCGCACCCACATCTTCTTTTAAAGTGTCAGCTATTACCTCAGGGGTAATTCTTTTATCCTTAACAATTAAGTCCAAGATGTTGCTTTGTAATTGTGTTACATCTGCAAACATTTCAAAGTCAGCATCGTCGCTAAATCTTGTTTTGCTTTTAAGAACCTCGTAGTTGTTTCTGTCTTCTCCGAACTCAAAGAACACTTGAAAATCTTGTTCGTTAAACTCTAAATCTTCAGCACCTAACCAAGTAGCAACCTCTTCATCGCTTAAAGCATAACCGCCTTTAAGCATAGAACTTGCTTGTTCTCTGGTAATCTTACCCTTGTTAAAATCACGAATGATGCGCTGCATATTTTGCCACTCGCGACCTTTTAATCCTTTAATATGCTCATTAACGCTTAAAGGACTTGCTGCCATTGGTTGCTCACTTTCAACAGGCATTCCGTATTTAGTTGGATCAATACCAAGCTTCTCTAATATCCATTCTTTTGGTGCTACTTCTTTAATAATGCTTTCGCTAAAATCAATACCGATTGGGTCGGTAGGTTGTAGCATTAATTCCTCTGTTATCCCTGCATATTGTCCAAGCATATTAAATACACCTTCTAATTGCATTTGCTTGTAACGAATATAAGTGTTGTTAAAGATTTCGTAGCTATCACGCATCTGTTGTCTATTCCCTAATTGACCAGGAACGGCAATACCGAAAAGGTCAGGGCTTGTAATCTGGTGTCCGCTAAAAATGTTATTCTGTATTAACTCATCTACACGTCCAAAGTCCTCTTTAGTTAAATCACTCGCACCCAAATCGTCTACAATAGGCTTTCTTGTTGCATCATTTACAAAAGCAAGTAAATACTTTTTGCCGTCTGCACCCGTGTACATATTGTCGAACTGTCTGCTTACTGCTCTTTTCTCGTCAGGGCTTGGCTCTCCGTTTGGTAAAGTAATAAGTTTACTTGCAGAAAACCCGGTTTGAGCATTACCTAAAACGTGCTTACTTACTTCAACATCACTTTCAATGTAGTTAAGCGCACCGAAATAACCCGGAAGGCTATAAACATTCATACCCGGTCTGTATTCTTTTACATAAAGTATTTGAACACCTACAGGGTTTTTAGGATTGAACGCATTGTATATCTCAGCTTTTTCTTGGTTGCGTGTAGCCTTCCAATCTTCTTTATACCAAAATTGAGTGTTGTCTTTGTTAGTTCTAATCTTTGTATAATCACAATGCCATAATTCAGCGATTTGTTCGCCCATTACAGACCAAATAACTTGAATGTAAGCACCACCAAATAGTTCAATATCTAAAGCTACCTTTTTAGTTAGATCATTTAAAGTTTCCTCTCTATTAACTTGCTTAACAATAGGCTGCTCTCCTGCCCAACCATTACCAACAATGTAGTTCACTTTGCCTCTTACGATAGCATTGTGCTTTGCTGACTTGTTAAAAAGGTCTAATAGGTATTGCGGATAGTCATTGTTTTGACCATACTGCATATACCCTTCGCCTTTTTTCTCTTTATATTCCGGTTGCTTTGCCTCAGCAAATGTCAATACTTGTATTTCCATTATTGTCTTATTGTGAATGTGCTTGTTGTTTCGTATTCTGTGAATGATATAGTTGTACCCTCGAGTTCCATAATGCCTGTTTCAAGCAAGTTTAAGCCCGTCGGGTTTGTGTTGGTAGTACTTGTTTGCTCGTAGATTGTGTAGGTGTATTGCCCGTTTAAAGCCGTATTAAAGAAGCTATTAACTACAATAGTGAACTCATTGTACCTATCCTTATATGCGCTTATATCTGTATTGTTAAGCCTTACAAATTTGATGTCCGTATTTGTACTTCTATTCTCAAATATAAATAGATAGTTCGGGCTTGTTAAAAGCTGCTTCTCAGTCAAGGTAAGTATTATGTTTTGGGTTTGCCCCTTTATTAATCTTATCACAACTATAAATATAAAGTAATGCGATTGTTTGCAAAATAAAAAACCCCCGAACAATTAAGTCCGAGGGCATCTATATACAAAACCAAAACAACCTAAGAACCTGCGGTAGTTAATTGACCTGCAACAGTAGAGTTAACTTCTGGAGCAAGGGCAGCTTCCGCACCTGTGAAGGTTAAAGTGTAACCACTTCTGTCGCCTTCTGCCGTACCTGTACCTGCGTTACCGCCTGTAAGGTCTAAGCCTCTTTGTTTTCCTAAGTACCAGTATTTGCCATTGTTATCTTTGGCAACCGCCACTAAAGTGTTTTGAGCCAACAACAAGATTTCGTTTCTTGTGTTCGCTTGTAATTTGTTTAATACGATAGTTAATTCAGGAGCATAAAAGATAGTCCCGTTTTGTACGTTTGCATTAACATTCTCAACTAATTGAGAAGTGCCTTTTACAAGTTCGTACTTAAAGAACCTTTTACCAGATGCTTTTACTAAAGCGGTAATTACACCACTTGCCTCAGTTGTAGAGGTAACATCTCCAGCTGCCATAAAATAAACTTCGGTTATACCGCCTAAACTGTCTTTGCAATCTAAGGTATAATTTTGAGTTAAAGCACAAGCCATTGTTATTGAATTAAATTAGTTTGAAAAAATGGGTAGGTATATTTCAACCTACCCTATAAATTATGCAAGAATAAACTTCACTACTTCGTCAGGGAAGGCGATGTTTACACCCATCTTAAACTCAGATACGAAACGTACTTGGTCAGCTTCTTTAGCATAGAAAATTTCAAACTTCTCTTCTTCGTTCAATAAGTCAGTACCTAAGAACATATTGCTTAAACGCATAGCGTAAACTTTGTTAGTTCCGTTAAGACCTGCAACTGCAATAACTTTGATTGTAGTACCTGGTAATACAAATTCGCTATCTGCTTTTACATCAATTTGGTAATTGAAAGAACCGCTATTTTTAAGAGCAACAGTGTAAGTACGGAATAAATCTTGACCACAGAAGATAGTCATATCGTCAGCAGCTACAACTTTAGCAGGGATTGCTTGGTAAACACCATCAAAGATAGAGATTACGTTAGCAGCAGTAATGCTTGATAAAGGCGCACCACTAATGTAAGTAGAAGCGTTTGCAGCAACAACACCAGAAGCAGCGCCGATTAATTTTACAAGACCATCAAAGCGGTTAAGGTTAACATTAACACTTGTAGTGTCGCCAGTCCATAACGCAGTTTCTAATTGTGCAGCGATTGTCTTAGCTTTCTTTTCAGAATACTCTTGCTCGAAAGGTACGCTATCGTACATAGAGCCAGTAGGTAAAGCTTTTTGTAAATACTTAGCTTCAAGGTCTTTAGGACAAAGAGCTTCGTTTACTTTAATTTTACCAGGAGTTACAGTACGTTGAGTAAAGGTAGTAGAACCAGAAGCATTAAAGCCACAAGAAGCACCATCTTGGAAGATAGCGTCAGTTTCCATAATGTTGATTTTTTCGCTTGACTTTACGCCAACCATAACGTTACCTGCGCTCTTAATAAGAGAAGCAGTTTTTGCACCCAATACAGATGAAGTTACAAGTAGAGCTTCGTTTTCTTTTGTATAGTTTGCTAATGCAGATACATCAAATCCCATTTTATTTTATTTTTATTTGTTTAATAAAGCGTTTCTAAATTTTTCAATTCTATCGTACTTCATTGAGTGAGTTGTTACGTTAGAACCAAAGTTGTTTTTTGGTTGCGCAATAGGTTCAGCGTTAGGTGTCTTTGTAAGTGCTTCTATTAATTCAGCTACTTGACTAAAGCCATTCTTAACTTTTGCCTCTAATTGTGCTACTTGCGTTTTAAGATTTTCGTTTTCAGAAACTAAAGCAGCGATTTCGTCTGCCATTTTCTCGTCCATTTTCTTACCTAACTCAGCAGGGTTTTCGTCAGCTTCTTTAGCTTCTGCTTCTGGAGTTTCAATAGATAAGATTTTAGCGGCTTCGTCTAAAACAATTTTAGTGCCGTCTGCTAATTGGTGTTCGCCAACAGGAGCAGGACTTCCGTCTGCTAAAGTAACTTCGCCACCGATAGCTAATTCGCTAATCATAACCTTTGTTCCGTCCATAAGGCTATATTCCGCGAATGTAACAGGTACTTCTTCGATAGGTGCTTCAATAG